CAGTGCAAAGGTTGCAGACGTGGCCAAGAAGTTTGGTATCAGCTCAGCATTGGGCTATTCCTTGCGCAGAAAGGCGCGGAACACCTTGTACAGAGAAGCGCAGAACAGCCAGATAGGGGTTTATCCCCCCTACGTGGACGAGGAAGCCTTTGCTGAGCTGCCTGCCCTTGTCGATGACACGCTCAACGATCGGTCCAAGGACTACGGCATATTCAAGGACGGCGCGGCCCTCATGCAGGCCCTAAAACGCACAGTGGCAGCGCATGCCGCCAAGCACGACAAAACCTTTGCGGATGACCAGTGGGAGGCATTGGAGATGATCATGCACAAGATGGGCCGCATTGTGAACGGCAACCCTGATGTGGTCGATCATTGGGTGGATATTGCGGGGTACGCTACTTTGGTGGCTGACCGGTTACAGGGGAATGCACGGTGAGCGAAAAAAAACCCATCAGGATTGTTGCGGCATTGGCGCGGGAAAACTTCCTTAAAGCTTTGCGCCAGCATAACTACACTGGCAAGACCACTGAGATTTCGGAGTGGTCCGGCATGCACACATCCATCGTCCGCCGGGCAGGCTTGGCGCTGGCCAATGCCAACATGATTGAAGCGGTCCTCGTCCCCGGAAGGGGCAAGGGTGAGTACCGCTTCACCATCACGCAGCTTGATTTGTTTGAGGACATCAAACCTATTCCTGAGACCAGAGGACGGTTCCCGTCTTTGAAGGAACTTATGGATAGGTTGGTGGAAGTGAAGGCAAGGCTGTGGACTTTAAATCTTATTTCTAAATTTCGCAGAATTTAAAACAGCTTACTTTGCCTCTCCCCAGCTCAGCCCGACTTCAACGTCACAGCGGCTGGGGACTTCCAAGCGCACAGCGTTGGCCATAACTTCCGCAGCGGCCTGCGCCTCCTCCCGATTCTTAACGCTCAAAGCAACTTCATCGTGCAGTTGCAAAATGGGATTGAACCCTGCCTTTGCCAACGCCACCATGGCTGCTTTGGTCTGGTCGGCGGCTGACCCTTGGATCAGCTTGTTCAGCCCCTTGTAGGTGCCGCTGCGCTTGATCCTTGGTCCGTATTCCACGACAGCCTGTGCATGCGGTAGCGCCTTGTTCACGCCCCACTCCATTGGTTCCCACAAAGGAAACCGGCACTTGCGGCCCAGCAGCGTACGGATAGATCCCTCAGTGGCCGGGTGTTCAATGCGCTTCATCACGGCATTCACCGTGCCTTTGAGAAACGGCACCTTGATATGGAACGAATTGATCAAGTCGGACGCTTCGTTGACGTGCAAATCCAACTCAGCGGCAAGCTTGGCCTTGCCCATGCCGTACATCAGGCCAAGGCCAATGGTCTTGGCGGCTTTACGTTTAATGCCTGCCATGTCGGCCACCATCTGGTGAAAGTCCGTACTAGGGTCTTCCCTATAGGCATCCACCATCTTCTCCGCCCCGGGTAGATCCAGCAAATGGGCGTAATGCACCAAAAGGCGCGGTTCTTGGGAACTGAAGTCGTTGGATGCCCACAATTCCTCCTTTTCGGGCAAGAACAGGCTGCGCACCATAGGCCCGATGATTTCGTGCCGGGCAGGCACTTGCTGAAGGTTGGGGCTGTTCATGGACAGCCGCCCGGTGATGGTGCCGCCCTCATCATTGCGCATCTGGTTGACGTGCGGGTGGACGCGCCCGGTCTTGGCGCTGAAGTCCAAGTAAGGCTGGAGAAAGGTGCTGTGCGTCTTGTTGGTCTCGCGGGCCTCCACGATCAGCTTGGCCATGGGGTGCGGGCACTCCTCCAAAAAGCTCTTGGTAAAGCTTGGAGCGCCCGCTGTTGTCTTGCCGTAGGCCACGCCCATCTTGTCAAACGCCGCAGCAATCGACTGCGCAGCCCAGATATCCACAGGTTGGCCACAGGCAGACTTTAACTCTTGGTAAATAGCCATTCCCCGGCGGTCTAATTGGTCCATCAGCTTCTTGGCTTTCTCCCGGTCAAAACGGATGCCTTTGTGCGTCATGTTCAACAGAATCGGGAACACCTCAGTTTCCAGATCGAAGATTGATTCCACTTCTTCTTGTCGCATTTTTATTTTGAAGTGCTGCCATAGTTTCAGGGTCAGGGCTGCATCCTGCTCCGCATACTGACCTACGTACATGGCCGGAAGCTTCCACAATTCCTTCTTGGGATGAACACCGAAGTCGGCGGCGGCCTGTTTAAGCATGGCCTCCGACTTGACCTCCTTGAGGTAATCAAAGCCCAGCGCATTGAGGCTGTATGAGAAGCGGTTCTCATCCAGCAGCGGAGCGGCAAGCATGGTGTCGACGATGCGCCCGTTGATGGTGAAGCCACTGCTTTTTAGCCAACCGCAGTCGTAGGCAGCGTTGTGCATAACTTTGTCGGCCTTGGTGGCCAAGACATCCTTTATCCACCGCTCAACAAGGCGATTGTCCAAATTGCCGCCGCCGCCGTGGGCCACGGGAAAATAGCCGCTCCACCCGTCCACCGCTACGGCGTAGCCCACAATAAACCCGTCACTGCGCGGCCACCCGGGGCCAAACGATTCCATGTGAGGATCGCAAGTCTCAAGGTCAATTGCAATCTCAGAAGCTGTGGATAAGTTGGGAAAAACATCGGGAGGAACCCATTCGGTTTGAATAGGAAACAAGGGCATGGTTTTCATAATCGGAAGCCTTTTTCTATGTGCTTTGGAAGGATCAAATGCAGGGACTGCTTTGCTCTGGTGACTCCTACGTAGAAGAGCCGTTGGATGTTGTCACCGTTCTCTTGGAACTGCTTGGCAAATTTGGGGGACAGGTCCATCATCAGCATGACGTTGTCTGCCTCGCCGCCTTTGGCCCCGTGGATTGTGGATAACTTGATGCGCGGGGGATCCGTGAGCCGTGTTCCCCGGCGCAACATGGCAATCAAATATTCGCGCTTGTCCTCAGCAATCTTGCTCAGCGACTCATGCCATACAGCATCGGTCAGGAGGCCGTGCTGGGCCTGCAATTCGGCAAGGGTGTACACATTCCCCGGGTCACCCGTTTTAAACGTCTTGTAGCCCCGCGCAATGCCCTCGCTGCCCATGTAGCGGTAGACGTTCTCCACCGCATCAAATGGAACGGACCGGCCTTTGCGCAGGCGCTCCCAATTGACTACGGCGGTAGCAATCTGGGGCGTGAGGCTTGGGACGTGGTTGCGTTCAAACAGCAGACCCAAACTCTTGATCCAATCGTGGACCGGGTTAAGCATGTAGTTGGTGCTGGCCATGATCAACCATTGGCCTTGGTCGATGGGCACATCCTCAAACCGGTGGTAGCTCATCACGCTGCCCTCAAACTCACGGGGCTCCCATGTCTTGGGCTGACGTTCCCGGATCTTCTCCACAATTTGGTTGGCCAAGGTATGAACCGTGGAAGGGATGCGGTAGGACTTGTTCAGCACGGTGATCGTGCCCTCAAATGACAAGAAACTCTTTACATCGGCTCCTGCCCACGTGAACACGGCTTGATCGTCGTCCCCCGCAAGGTAGGTGGCCTTGGACTGCAAGGACAGCGCCTCGACAAGGCTCCATTGCAGCCGGGACAAGTCCTGCGCTTCGTCGACGATCAGCACGTCCAAACTGGGCAGGCGGTGCGACTCCGTAATGACCAACTCCAACAGGTCGGTGAAGTCCATCAAGCTGTTGTCCTGCTTGTAGTGCCGGTAAGTGCGCTCCACAAATTCAAAGTGGTGCCACTCGATGTCCAGCCCGCATTGGTTGTAATGCTGACGCAGGTCCATGCCCTTGATCCGCGCAAGGTTGACTTCGTTCAAGATCGGGTTGTCTGGCTTGATGAAATTCATCTCCTCATCCCGGTTCAGCTCCAGCTCAATCCCGGCCTGCTTGGCAAACTCCCTGTAGTGTTCGGCCTGCATGATGTCTTCAGACTTTGTGCCAAGGCACTGGAACGCCAAGCTGTGCAAGGTGCGGAAATACGGAAAGCTGGTGCGGGCGTTGAGATGCGGGAACTTCTCGATTGCCCGGTCCTTGGCTTCGTTGGCCGCCTTCTTGGTAAAAGAAAAGTAGCCAATTCGCTCTGAGGGTATACCCTTAGTCAGCGACTCCTGCACCACGTTGAGTAGGTAGGTTGTCTTGCCTGTGCCCGGGGGGCCAAAGATCTTGTGGGCGTTAGGCATCGTAGCTGTCGTGCATGTCTTGGGGCCATGTGAGTACGGGAGTGTGCGGGCCTAAGTATGCGCCCTCAATGTTGAACTCAATGAACTCCCGTGCCTCTTCCGAATTCATGCCGTCATGCCGCATTAAATTCTCACGGATTTTTTCAGCATCGTAAACAAGCACAGAAACGTGGGCTAAGTCTCGCCAAATAAATGCTGGGCCAATGATCGCATTGTCATGGCCCTCAATTTTTAAGAACATCAAAATGGGCTTCCTTTCTTGCGTTTGGTCTCGGTCTCAAATGGAGCATCCTGCTTTGCAAAGGTGGGAATGCGCCAGCAACGCACCGTGCGGTTCTTCAAAAATAATGGTATGGGTTCGCCGCCAAGGTCCCTGATCCGTTGCGCCATTTTAGGGGCGGTAAGGCCAATGAAGTTGTTGCGTTTGAGGTGGCCCTCAAGGTCCTTCATCCTGAAGTACGTCTTGGCCTCCATCTCATCCAACCACGGTCTGCCCATCAACAATTCGTCGCGGTCCATGGCCTGCTGCATGTGGGTCGTAAACTCTTCCAGTAGGTCCATAAAGCGCCCGGTAACACTGGTATCTTCGCTTGCC